CTTTAATACTTTAATACTTTAATACTTTAATACTTTAATAAATTATATTTAAAAAATTATAATATATATTATATATTATAATATTTTAAATGGAAACTATACCTAAAATAATTTTTATTGTTCCTTACAGAGATCGTATTCCAGAAAAAATACATTTTTCTGTTTATATGAAATATATTATGGAAGATTATGATAAAAACGACTATGAAATATATTATAGTTATCAAATGGATACAAGACCATTTAATAGAGGTGCTACCAAAAATATAGGTTTTTTGGTTATGAAAAAAAAATACCCAAATCATTATAAAAATATAACATTTGTATTTAATGATATAGATAGTGTTCCTATAAAAAAAAATATGTTTAATTATATAACTACTAGCGGTGTTGTTAAACATTTTTATGGATTTACTTTTACATTGGGTGGAATTTTTTCAATAGTTGGTAGTGATTTTGAAAAATGTAATGGATTTCCTAATAATTGGGGGTGGGGCTTGGAAGATAATGCTATGAATGATCGTGTTTTATTAAATGAATTTATTATTAATAGAGAACAATTTTATCCGCGAAATTCAAAAGCGGTTCTTCATTTATATGAAACTGCTGAAAGAGTAATTAATAATAAAGAACCCGACAATTATATAAAAAAAAATTTAAATGATAATTTAAATAGTTTACACGAAATAAATTATATTATTGTTCCAAATAATGAAACTGAACCTAGTACAGAAAATAATACTTTAACAGATGACAGCAAAATAAAAAATGTTAATAAAGTAAGTACTATTGAACAAAAAGAATATATGATAAATATTTCAAATTTTAGAACATTTGTGAATCCAGCAAATGAAATTTTTTATACACAAAATACATTTTATGATTCAAGACTAAAACCAAATGTGCATGAAACAAACGAACATAGAAAAAGATGGGGATTACAAACAAATTTTTTATAATATTAATATAAAGTTAATATTATTGTATTAAATAATGCCTTATATTTTAGAAGTGCAAAAAATTGCTTGGAATTTTAAAAGTCGACATATAGGATATATGAATAAAATTTTTGAAACGCAAGAAGATGCTTGTGTTTATTATAATAAATTTAATCAACATATGACGCCATTAACTAATAAAAATAATTATTGTAGTGATTGGGATCCAGATACTTTCTTAATATATATTGTAAGAGAGCATTTTTATGAACTTTTACATATAGCACCTTTCGAAAATAGTAATAAAAATAATGCCGGTAATAATTCTTTGATTTAATATTTATTAATGCATTTATTTAAGTTATTAAAAATTATTTTAATAATATTATTAAAATAATTTTTAAAAACATTTAAAAAAAGTTAATATTAACATTATTCAACGGTTACAACTTTTGCCAAATTTCTAGGTTTATCTGGATTTAATCCTTTAGCAATAGAAATTTCGTATGCCAATTTTTGTAATACTATAGTAAATATTACTTCATTATAATAATCTAATTTATATAATAGTATATATTTATTGTCATCTATTTGTAATTCATCTATAACATTTTGCGAATTTGTTATTACAAATAAGTTTGTTTCTCTTCCAAGTATTTCATAATAAGTTGATTTTATATTGGCATAATTAGTAATATCATTATAATCAATTAATAAAAGAGTTAAATTAGTATTATCCAATAAAGCAAATGGTCCATGTTTTAATGAACCTGCTGAAAATCCCTCACAATGAATATAAGTGACTTCTTTTATTTTTAAGGCACCTTCACACGCAACAGCATATAATTTATGTTTTCCTAATATAAATAAACTATTAATATTATTAATAGCATCTCTCAAAATATTAATTTTATTTGTAATTTTACTATCATTTAATAATTGAGTTATGTTATTTGGAAGAACTCTTAAACAATTCAAATTTTTTATATTATTTAAATCATTATCTACAAACCACATACTAATTAAACTCAAAACTATTAACATGCTAGTAAAAGATTTGGTTGATGCTACACTAATCTCTGAACCAGCATTTAAATATACCCCACAATCAACTTCGCGTGCTATTAGTGAGTCTACTTTATTTATAATTCCCATAGTTAAACATTTTCTTTGTTTACAAATTTTTAAACAATTATATACATCAATAGTCTCTCCAGATTGTGATAAGAAAATACATAAAGTATTGGAGTTATTTCTATTATTTGGTAAAGTATTTTCAGTGAATTCACAAGCATTCACAATTTTAACATTTACAAAATAGTTTATTTCATTAAAATAAATTTCTCCTAATATAGAAGCATTAAAACTGGTTCCACAACCAATTAAATAAATAAAGTCAATAGCATTAATATTATTTATTAAGCGGTCAAGTCCCCCCAATTTTATTCTATTATTATTTATTCGTCCTCCGTAATTGTATGCTTTTTGTATTGTTTCTGGTTGTTCCATTATTTCTTTCAACATCCAATGAGCATAATTTTTTTTAGAATTGTGAAAATCTTCATATGTTGCTTTTTTTACATCGTAAATATCATTAGTATTTAATAAATCATATTCATTATTTTCTCCCAAAAATTTATAACTATTATTATTAATTTTTACAATAGTATTATCACATAATGGAATATAATCATATACTAGTCCAATAAATCCATTTGTTTCCGAAGCACAAATTATATAATTAGAATTATATCCTAAGAGCAAAGGAGAACCTTTTCTTGTTATATAATATGTGTCTGGTATTTTTGTATAAATTATAACCAGCGCCCAAGTTCCTTCTAGTTGTTCGAGACTTTTTTTAAGTGCTTCTTCAAAATTATCACTATTTAATGTATAATATTCAATTAAATTAGCAATAACCTCACTATCTGTATCACTATAAAATTTATAATTATTTGCTATTAAAAATTCTTTAATAACTAAAAAATTATTAATTATACCATTATGAACCAATATAATATCTCCATTTTGTGAATAATGTGGATGAGCATTATAATCTGTTTTACCTCCGTGCGTTGCCCATCTAGTGTGTCCTAGAGCAAATTTAGAAAAAATGTTGTTTTCCGTATTTTTCTTTATATATATATTTTTTAATAAATCAAAGCAATCTTTTTTAGAAGTAGATGCTTTTTTTAATATATCATGTTTATTTGTATTTGAATTCATATAACATATTCCCATTGAATCATAACCTCTATTTTGTATTAATTCTAAACTATTAAAAATATGATTCAAAGCATTTATATTTTTTATAGAATATATAAATGTTATTCCGCACATAGTCTAAATTAATATATTAGTTAATGTAAAAGTTTTAATTATTAATATTAATTATTTTATTAATATTAATTATTTTATTAATATTAATTATTTTATTAATATTAATTAATTATTTTATTAATATTATTTTTAAAAATCCTCTCCAAATTCGAAGGTATTTACTTGTGAATCTTTTGTTGCGAGAGAATATTCACTTACACGATCTTCAAAAAAATTGGTTTTTGTTTCAATGCTTATATTTTCCATCCATTCAAAAGGATTTTTGCTTTCGTAAATTTTATCACCCCCCAATTGAAGACTTAGGCGGTCAGCAACAAACTCAATATAATCTTTCATTAATACTTGGTTCATTCCAATTAGTCTACAAGGAAGCGCTTCAGTAATAAATTCAAGTTCAATTGTTACTGCTTCACTAATTATTTCATGGATTTTTTGTTTTTTAAGTGGTTTTAATAATTTACTATGTAATAATACAGCAAATTCAGTATGTAATGCTTCATCGCGCGATATTAATTCATTAGAAAATGTTAATCCAGGCATTAATCCGCGTTTTTTAAGCCAATAAATAGCACAAAATGCTCCTGAGAAAAATATTCCCTCAATACAAGCAAACGCAACTAATCGTGTGGCAAAATTGGATTTTTTATCATTTATCCATTTAATAGCCCACGCGCCCTTTTTTTTTATACATTCATATTCATCTAACGCATTAAATAATTTTGACTTTTGTGCTTTATCTTTTATATATGTATCAATTAAAGTAGAATATGCTATAGAATGAATATTTTCCATAGCAATTTGAAATCCGTAAAATGCTCGCGCTTCACTTAGTTGAACTTCACTCATAAAGCGAACACCTAAATTTTCTAATACTATTCCATCACTTGCTGCGAAAAATGCCAAAATCATAGATATAAAATGTCTCTCATCGTCAGATAAATTTTCCCAATCTTTATTGTCTTTTGATAAATCAATTTCTTCGGCCCTCCAAAATAAATCTTCTGCTTTTTTATACATTTTCCAGATGTCTTGATCCTTAATTGGAAACATTACATAACGATTAAGGTCTTCTTGTAACAATGGCTCTACAAAATTTTTGTTCATCCTAAATAATATATGTATAGATTTTTATATTTTTTCAATATATATTATAAAATTTATATTTTTTCAATATATATTATAAAATTTATATTTTAATTATAAAATTTATATTTTCATAATTTATATACTATGAACTTCAAATTACCTAGAAATATTATTTCTAATAATATTTTAAAAAATGTTTTATATTTAGTAACTTCAGCATTGGCTGTAAGTTATATTATTAATGAACAAAGTTTAGCACTTTTAAGTTTAATAGTGATTGCGTGTGGAGTATATGTAATGAATAAAAGTATTGTTATTGCTTTGCTTGTGTCAATTATAATTACTAATTTATTACTATCAATGAATTATTTAAAAGATTATGAAGTAATAGAAGGAATGGAATCAAAACAACAAAAACAAAGAGTAACAAGACAATCTAGACAAGAAGAACCAGAAGAAGAACCAGAAGAAGAACCAGAACAATAAATAGAGCAGAATTAAAGAAAAACTATTAAAATATAAAAATAAAAATGTTATGTATAAATTTATATTTATATAAATATAAGTATAAATATGAATAAAAATATAAAATTCAAATTACCAAACAATATTATTTCAAATAATATTGTAAAATATGTATTATATTTAATAACTTTTGTATTAGCATTAAGTTATATTATTAATGAACAAAGTTTAGCACTTATAAGTTTAATAATAATAGCGTGTGGACTATACGTATTAAATAACAATATTGTTATTGCTTTGTTTAGTTCAATTATTATTACTAATTTGTTATTGTCAATGAATTATTTAAAAACTACTGATACAATAGAAGATCTTCAAAATAATGACAATTGCTGCAATGGAGCAACATTTTATACTTCAAATTTATTAAATTATAATGCTTTAAGTGAAAATATAAATAATAAAATTAATTGTGAAAATATGGAACGTGATATAACAGCACATCTTGAAAGTATTTCTACTAATGAAACACTAAAAGCCAGATTTTTTTCAAAGTTATATTCAAATAATGATTATATGAAAGCAACAAGTATATGCAGTACTATGGATCCAATTAGTTCTACTTATAATATGAAAGGAACATTATTTAAAAAAACCGATACAAGTTCAAATGTATTAGAAAGTCCTAATACATTACCCAAAGATATATTAGATGTAATAGCATTTAGTAATATTAAAAATAATTTAAATAGTAATGATAAAGTTATTTTAGAATTAAATGTAATTGAACCATTACAAATTATGAATAGTAATTTAATGGCTATTATAAGACAAAATAATTTACAAAGACAAGCGACTATTTCAGACTTAACAACTGCTGAGAGAACTCAATTAGCAGCTATAAAAACTACATTAAAAGAATTGTATAATTCATCTAATACACGACTAACAACAACAAAAACAGATACAAAATATACATTATTACGTAAAAATAATGCTACAAATACTTACCAACCAATAGGAACACAATATATATTAAATGTAGACCAATTTTTTGATTGCTCAGGTGTTGTTCAAAATAGTAATAGTGGAACATTGTCAGCATCTGATATAATGGATTTAAGTAATAATAATTATTTTGGAACATCTGGTCGCTCTATTATTCAAGGTGGATTAGGAGATGCCAGTTATAACGCGTATGGAACTTTAACACAAGCAGATTTATACCCAAGTAATAAAGATTTAGAAATGGAATTACGTAGATTAGAAACATTACCTGCGTCAGGAAATGCTCCTGTTAATGTAATAACAAGTTATTTAAGCGCAATAAATAGTTTTTATGATAAACAAATACTAAATTTAACTGGTCTTAAAACAAACACATTTACTAAAGATTCAATAGAAGATATATATAGTATTAAAACAAAACAACCTACATTTTTTACATATGATAATACTTATAATAACGAATATCAATGTCAAGATAGTATAACAGGAAATTCAGCATTTAAAGATTGTGGTCCGGCAGCGTATTATGAAATTCCCAAATTTTGATATAAGTTTGTATTTTGTATTTTGTATTTTGTATTTTGTATTTTGTATTTTGTATTTATAATTTTTATAATATTTATAATATATAATAACTACTATAAAAATTATAATGTATGGTTATGACCCTATATTTTTAGAAAAAAGAAATTTAAATGAATGGTTACAAGAATCAGAGGATAATATTTTAGTAATTTTTGATAAAAATAGTTTAAACTTTTCTGCGTCACCAAATACTCCTATGAAAAATAACTCACAAGACAAAGTTTTTTGCTTAAAAAAACAATATTTATTTAACCCAGAAATAAAAGACATTTTTGTAAAATGTTTTATAGAAAATGAGCAGCTTATGGTAAAAAAAACATATAGTACTAAAGCAACTTATAACAATATTGGATATTATATTAATAAAAATGTATTACTTGACATAAAATCTCTCAAACCTTCATTACACAAGGAACGCATTTTTAAAGTTGTAATAAATAGCGAAGAGGAAGATAAGTATGGAGAGAATATGTATATTTCAAAAGAAACTTTGGAATTGTCTAAAATTGGACTATTTAAAATTAAAAAATTAAATGTTGTTGATAAAAAAATAACTAATAAAAATATTCCATATAAAGAAGACGTTTATTTTGAAAAGTTATTATCAAAAGCATTGTTTGATTATTCTTATAAATGGGACGGACCAATAAATTCTTATTTACGAACAGGTCTCCCCTATTTTTTGACTCCTATTTTTAATAAAACATATAAAGTTTATGGAGACACCAAAAAAGAAGCTTGTTTAGCAATTCTTGCTAAAGTAGAAGATTTAGATAGAGCATTTTTAGAAGCAGCACCAAGACATGAGCGACCTTTTAGAACATATTATAGAGGAATGAAAGAACCTTTTACAAATTTGATAAATGTAGGTGATTCAGCAACAGTTCCTAACTTTATTTCTATTACTAATAATTATGGAGTGGCATTAAATTTTTCAGATATAAAAAAAACACAATGTTGCATATATGAAATAAATATAGCAAATGGTGTTCCATATATAAATATGATAAATACAAGTAAATACAAAGCCGAACAAGAAACATTATTACCTAGAAATTTAAAATTTACTATTACAAATAAACATAGTACAGCCACAATTCAAAAATATTTTGTATCAGTTTCATTACAAAATAATGACCAATTCAAAATCCCTAGTGGATGTAGTAAGTTTTATTTAGGTAAATTAATTCGTGTTAAGTCATCATATTTAGACTTGGCTACAAAATCAAAAAAAGATGTAGTTATTCTGGAAAATAAAAAAACAACAAATTCAAGACGATGCCCTAATGGAACTCGTAAAAATAAAATAACCGGAAATTGTGAACCTATAATTACAACTAATTCTATTATAAAAGAAAGAAACCCAGTAAAGCAAAAAACAAAATCTAGACGATGTCCTAATGGAACACGAAAAAATAAAATAACTGGCTTATGTGAAAAAAATAATGAAGTTTAAATTAATTTAAAAAATAATAATTTAATTCTTTAATATTATTATTTATTAATAATAATATGAGAGATTGTTGTGCTAGCACAAAAAGAGCAAAAAAATGTAAAAGAAAAGATGGAAAACTATTTAGTCTTCCGCGAAAATTTACTAAAAAACGATGTGCTCATATTAAAGGCTTTACTATGCGTTCATCGTGCGCACCATATAAATATTGCTAAATTTGTTTACTATAACTATAAAATAGGAAGGCCGCGGTGGCTCCTAATAACTGAGCAATTACATACACTACAAATTTGGCAGCATCTATTTTTTTAGATAATAACATCATATAACTTACTGCTGGATTGAAGTTGCCACCAGAAACTTGGCCACCAAAATAAATAACTGATGCTAAAGTAATACCTATTGCTAAAGGATCCCCCGACATTAAAATTACTGCTAAGAAAATAAAAGTTCCAATGAATTCTGTGAAAAATTCTATCAACATTTTATATATATAAAAAAATATAAAATATAAAATATAAAAGAAAAAGAAATAAAAAATAAAACTTAAAACTTATATAAAGTTATGAATAAAGCTGCCACAAAATCTACTATTTATGACCCAGATACAGATTCTGTAAAGTATGTAGATGATACGTATGATGGCAAATCATTTTTTAGAAAAAATTATGGTAAACCTCATCCATTCTTAGATTATTCAAAAAAAGCAGAAAGTGCAATAGTTAAAATATTAATGGAACATCCACATCCACATCCTAATATTGTATATTATTATGACATTAATAGTAAATATGTTGACATGGAACAAGTAGAAACACACAAATCAAATCCATTATATAAACCCTCTATGACACGCGAAGACTTAAATGAAATAATAGAAGTAATGAGTAAAGTAAAAGATTTTTTACAAGCACTAGGAATTATGTATATAGATTGGAAATTTGATAATATGGGAAAATCTGTATATGGAAAATATAAATTGTTTGATTTTGATGCGTCTGGACTAATTGATTTAAAAACGCAACAATGGAAACTTAAAGCAAATCCTATATATTGGAGTTATAATGAGGCAATAAAAAATGGAGCAAAAACACCAAAAGAAATTGATAATTGGTCTTTTAACTATAATATTATTGAAGAAGGGGAAAAATTGGTTACAAATACATAAACAATAAAGTTTTACCATAAATAAACATGACTTAATATTTTAGCATTATAGTAACCATTTGATTTCCTTTTTTCTAATGCTATTGCTTGCCCTCTTTTTTTTGTCCCGGAATGCCTATTGAAATAATTTTGCATGCGTTTACGATCATTATGATTTTTATAAGCATATAATTTTAAAGGTGTTCTATCTTTAAATTGTTCATAATCTGACGCGCCAAAATGTATTTTGCGTATTTTTTGTGTTGTTTTATTTTTAACATAGGCTGTGTATTTTTTGCCTGTTATTTTACTTCTCTCAAATTTTATTATTTTTTCACGCATCATTTTATTTTAAATTATATATATTAAAATAAAAATATTATAGTGTGTAATAAAAATAATATTTTATTACACTATAATAAAATACTATGAATGTACCTATTAAATATTTACCTAAACATATAACTAAAAAAGATAAAAAAATAATTTCAAATGAATTAAAAAAATCACGCAAAGCGTATAAAAAAAATAGTTATATTACACGAAAAAAGATTTCTTCATATAAATCCAAACCTTCACAACATATATTAAATGTAAAAAAAATATATAATGTAGATAAATTAGTAGTTAATTCTAATCTCTCCAAAAAAACAGGGTGTTCTATAAGTTCATTGCGCAAAATTGTAAGTAAAGGACAAGGTGCTTATTATTCATCTGGTTCAAGACCGAACCAAACTAGTCATAGTTGGGGACTAGCGCGTTTAGCTAGTTCTATTAGTGGAGGAAAAGCATCAGCTGTAGATTATAAAATATTAGAAGATGGATGTAGCAAATCATCTAAAGCACTAAGATTGGCAAAAAAGGCAAAAATAAAATATAATTTTGGAACGCGCAGAGTAAGAAAAACTAAATTATTATAACTTGTAAATTTATAACTTGTAAATTTATAACTTGTAAATTTATAACTTGTAAATTTATAACTTGTAAATTTATAACTTGTAATATGTTATTTATTTAGAATACACTAATCCGGCAAATCCATTTTGGAACAATAATATATTATACTTTTCTTCTAGTACATGTAAATTATAAGTATATTTATAAATATTAGTAGGGTCTTTTGATACTCCTATAATAGCACCTGTTTCATCGCAAATAATTGTAGAATTGGACTTTATTGAATCAATAGGAGGATTATTATAGTTATTATATTCAAATTCAATTGTTTTAAACAAGTTGGTATTAAACGCCCCATTTGGTTGTTGTTTGAACGGATCTGTAGTTAATGAAAAATTATAACAATATAATCCTGTTTTTGAACATGCGCCATTAGATTTATTATATTTTTCTAGTTTGCTAAAAATATTACTATCAAATTCTTGTTCTCTATATTTACCATCACAAATTATAGCAAAATTTTTCATTATTTCACATTGATTTGTTTGTGAATATACATCCGGACTATATCCTGTTATATAAATATTTTTTGAAATATCACCACTATAAGTAAATTGAGGACTATAATATTCATATTGACTTTCAATTCTAAGTTTTTCTAAGTCATTTGGAATTTTGTCTTCATATAACCAATTAGTATAATTGGACCATTCATTTCTAGAAGCAACATCACTTCTTTGAAAATACCACATCCAACCACTTATTAAACCTTTTGACTCTATTTTAACTTTGTTTGATTTTATAACTTTTTCAAAATTATATTCATTTATTTCACGTATTAAATAAGTCTGACTATTTTTGGCAAAAAGTTTTCGTTCTGTTTCTTCTAAAAAACATTGTGTGCATATTAAATGAATATTACTATTTATTGTTGTTCTTAAATCTGCGTAATTATCAATATTAAAACTTAAGTCTCTAAATGGTGGAGGATGTATAAATCTTTTAAATTGATAAGCGATCTCGTTTTGACTTGCTTGAATTTGTGGAAAATTGTTATAGGGTATAGGATTTTGGGAATTATCATAAAGCACATCTTTTATTGTATATAATTCCATAATAGGTCTTAATGTAAAATCAATAAATACTTCACTATATTGTAAACATATTAATGGTAATGCCATTAAAGATGACATAGAGAACCAACTATTTATTGGAATATACAAATTATAATCACGTATTGATGGTTCAATACCACTAATATCTGTATTAATGCCATCAATATTAAACGCACTTGGATAATTATTGTTTCTATTATTATAATTTGCTGGGTCATTTAATTCGCTAATATTTCCTGTCATTTTATCAAAAATTGCCTTTTTATGGGCATCAAAATCACGCTCTACTATGTTTTGTAAATAATGACCACTAAATTTTTGTATTGTTGTGCCATCAATAGTTATATTCACTTCTTTAATTATTTGACAACCAATATTTTTAATCCATTTAAACTCATATGGTCTATATTCATTGGTATACTTTAAAACTGGACTCCATATTTTGGGTAGTTTTATTACTAAATACATATCCATTAGCAAATCTCCGTAGCGCAAAATTTTGAAACTAAACTTGGAAATTTTTGTAATATCTAATTCTGTTTGTCCTACTTGATCAATTCTGAATTTTTGTAATCCAAAATTAGTATATTTAGAATAGGTTGACTTAAAAAAACTTTTAGTTGGATTGCCGGTCAAAATAATATTTTGATTGCCTAGCGCAATTAAATTTAATAGTCCACCTGCCATTATTAATTAATATAACATTATAATTTTTATTTATGTCATAATATATTTTAAATTTTTTATAGTAATTATAATATATAGTAATTATAATATATAGTAATTATAATTATTATGCCACCATCCACAATAAAAGATTCGACAGAACAAGAAAAAAAAGTACCATCAGCAAAACAAGTCATGACTCGTGTTTATAGTACAGTAAAAGATGCAGGAATTCTAATGACAACGCTAGGAATTATAACAATATTATTAATAGCTTTACTTGGTTGGATTTTTCATAAAATAGGATTACAAAAAGAATCATGCCAAAAATTAGATGTTGCTTATCCGGACAAACAGAACTTTACATATTTTAATGGTATAAATAGTATTAGACCTGCGGCCCAAGCTATGTTTGATAATTCAAATAGTACATTAATTAACTATTTTGTTAAAAGCTCATATAACAGTTGTTGTGGAGACGAATATAAGAATAATTTTGTTGCTTTATGTGCTTTAGAGAAATGTATTTTTAATGGTTTTAGATTTTTGGATTTTGAAATTTATTCATATAATAATGATCCAATAGTTGCTTCATCAACAGCAAATAATAATTATATTAAAGAAACATATAATGCTTTACTATTAAGCGAAGTATTAAAAACAATAACAGAAAATGCTTTTGACGCATTAAAAACTAATTGTAATAATGACCCATTAATATTAAATTTTAGAGTAATGAGCACAAATGTAACTATGTTAGAAAAAATGAGTGATTTATTAGAAGAATATTTAGTTATTAAAAGTAATTTTAAATATTCATTATTACTATCGAAAGAAGCAGATGTATTGAATACAGAAATGAAAGCGCTATACAAAAAAATCATAATTATTTGTGAGTTTAATCCTGATACAGGAATTCTTGATAAATATCCTACTAATTCTAAATTAACAAAACTTAAAAATTATATTAACTTAAAAGCTAAAGGTGACCATTGTAATACTTTAAGACTTATGGAAATAGATACTAAAAAAGGAACTCCGCAATTTAAAGAAGAAACGCAAAAAAAATTTATAATAGTATTACCTAATTTAGAGAATTCAAAAATAAATTTTGATAGTCTTACTTCTTTTGAAAATGGATGTCAAGCAATTTGTATGAAGAATCAGAATAAAGATAATTATTTGATAGGTTACCGTAAACAATTTGAAGAAAATCATCTGGTTGTTTCTTCTTGGAAAATGAAACCTGAAAACTTAATAAATAAGGCGTCCTTAAATTTAAATTTTCGACCGGGAATAACTTTACGTAATCCACCACAAGGAGGTAGAGGCAGTGGTTGGTATGGTACGGTCATTATTACGGGTTCTAGAAGCGGCGACGGAGGTGGTGGCATTTCTGTTAATGTTAAGGTATATAAAACATATCCTACACATTATTTTTTAAATCAGCGATTAAATGTAGGTAGTTCTGTAATAGACATACCAATTACATCAAGACTTGCAAATACTGATTCAAAATTATTTTTTGAAATGACTGATACTGGCACCAGCACAATTTTAGGAAATGTTTCTATAACTGGTGGTAGTTTTATAAATGGTAGTATTTATAACGGTCAAACAGATGAAATATTACCAACTCGACTAGGAACGCCTATAACTATTACTTGGTCGGGTGAATTCAATCCATAGTATTAATAGTAGTCATATAATATTTCAACATAAAGTGGATTATTAAAAATTTATATAACATATTAATTATATTTTATATATATAATATAATCATATGAAAGAATCATATGAAGAAAAAGAATTGAAAATATTAAGAAACGCAATAGATAATGCTACATATATTATTGGAAAAAAATTAGTACAATCAGATACTATTAAAAATATTATTAGCATATTGGAAACTTTTTTACGAACACATAAAATATTATGTTATGGCGGAACTGCGGTAAATAATATACTTCCAGAACAATATAGATTTTATAATAAAAATATTGAAATACCTGATTATGATTTTTTTTCACCTTACGCTATGGAATATGCGAGAGATTTAGCAAATATATATTATAAAGCAGGTTATGAAGAAGTGGAAGCAAAATCAGGAGTTCATAGTGGAACATATAAAGTATTTGTAAATTTTGTTCCAATTGCCGATATTACTTTATTAGACAAGAAATTATTTCAAAATGTCTCTAAAAAAGCAATAAAAATTAATGGAATTAATTATTGTCCGCCTAATTTTCTACGTATGGCAATGTATCTTGAATTATCGCGCCCAATGGGAGATGTATCTAGATGGGAAAAAGTCCTAAAACGTATTAGTTTATTAAATAAAAATTATCCACTAAAAGGTATATTATGTGATAAACAAGATTTTCAAAGAAAATACGAAGGAAAAGAAGAGGATCAAGCAGCCATATATGAAATTACCAGAACTTCATTTATCAATCAAGGTTTAGTTTTTTTTGGAGGTTACGCATCAACTTTATATAGTAAATATATGCCATATAAAGAAAGAAAACAAATTTCAAATATTCCAGATTTTGATGTATTAAGCGAAAATCCACAAGAAAGTGCTACTATTTTGAAAGAGCAACTAATCTATGAAGGTTATAAAAATGTAAAAATTTTTAAAAAACAACCAATCGGAGAATATATTGATATTCATTATGAGGTTATTGTAAACAATGATGTTATAGCATTTATTTATAAACCTACTGCCTGCCATAGTTATAATGTAATAAATATTAATGGACAAAAAATAAAAGTAGCATCAATAGATACTATATTAAGTTTTTACTTAATATTTATATATGCAAATAGACCTTATTACGATGAAAACAGATTGCTATGTATTGCTGAGTATTTATTTAAAGTTCAGTTAAAAAATCGTCTTCAACAAAAAGGTTTGTTGCGAAGATTTAGTGTATTATGTTATGGAAAGCAAAAAACATTGGAAGATATGAGAGAAGAAAAAGCCAAATTATATGCCAAAATTAAGACAAACGAAGTATCGCGTAATTCAAAATTATATAATATGAATTTTTTTAGATATATACCTAAAGAAGATTATGATATTAAAAATAAATCAAAAAAAAATATAAAAAAACGTGCTAAACGCACAAAGAAACGCAAAAATTATTAAACTATGTTTGTATTTGTAGGGACAATTTTATTTATACATCATAAAATATTCTACACTTTTTGTGTTTTGTTGATGCCAATTTATATTTCTTACAAGGAGTTTTTGTAGATCTTAATTTTAATAAATTAAGTTTATTATATATTTCTTTATTTATTATTTTTTGGTTTGGTTTTTTTTTTTTAAAAATATATTTTACATAAGAAATATAAGGAGCAAACAATTTTGTATTCTCTACTTCTGGATGTCCTTGAAATCCAAAAAATGGATATTTTTTATGCTTGACTATATCTACAAATTCTTTTTTGTTTTTATCTAAACTAGTAGCAATAACTTCATAATTTTTTATTTTATATTTTGCATCTAACGCTAGTTTATGACTATGATATAATTTTTTGGTTTTATTAAAAGTTGTTTTAAATAAGTTTCCCATAGTGGTATTTTTAAATTTTGGTATTGTTTTAATACCATGTGAGTTTACATTGATAAAAGTATTTTTTATATTTTTATTTGATATAGAATGTTTATTTTCAATTAAAATCATACTTTGATGACTATGACATATTGATAATATTGGTATTATTATTTTATTAGAAGCAAGTAATTTTACTTTTTTAACTATATATTTTTGTATTAAAAAATGTCGCCTTAGAAATTTGTTATTATAATAATTACCACGATGATGTGAAGTAAATAATAACCCATCTAAATTAGGCAATATTTTATTTAAATCTAATTTGGAAATAGTGTATGGAATTATAATATAATCAAATGAATTTTGTTTTAAAAAACTTATTATGTCTGCTGTTAAAAATATTTTATTAGATACAATTTGTCTATTAGTAACTGGGTCTTTTATATAAGGAGTAGGTAAAATACCTATTAAAGGTTTAGTCCTATTCATAGTATTACTATTATTAGTAAATATATTTACATTAAATAATGAAAAAATTATTTACTACTTCTAGTTTCAAGTAATAATTTTTTTCTTTTACAAAATATTTAATCGTAACCAAATACTTATAAAATATATGAAAATATATGAAAAAATATATAAAGTGTAAAAAATTTATATATTTTTTATAACCAATTATTAATTATTATTAAAGTATATTTACATTCTTGGGAAACCAACCAAATTAGCACCAATGCCAAAACCAGCACCAGATCTAGCAGTTACACCCATGGTAGGAATGAAAGTATCTAAAATAGAGAATGTAGCAGCAGCCATTAAGGCAATAATAGCAATTTCTTCCATTTTCAATGGTTTTTGTGGAATGACAAAAGCAACTATTGCCACCATTAAACCTTCAATCAAATATTTCACGGCTCTTTTAACTAATTCACCCATACTGAAATTCATTTTGTTTTATAATAATACTCGAGAAAAAAATTATATTTATACACAAATTAAATTAAATTTAATTTAATTTAATTTAATTTAATTTAATTTAATTTAATTTAATTAAATTAAACTATATAAAATTGCCTAAATAATTATTATTTATAATTTATTTAATATTTATAATTTATTTAATATAATGTTTAAATTTAATACTTAAAATTATTTTAAAATACTAATTTATAAAATGTTTAATAAAAAATCTTCTAAATCTAAAGATAAAGATAAAGATAAAGATAAAGATAAAGATAAAGATAAAGATAAAGATAAAGATAAATCAGTTAATAACTTAGAAAAAGCAAAATATGTAGATTTATTAGATGAAGACAAACCTATAGGTGGTCAAAAATACGTATGTCTAAGTTTTATTTCTCCTGAAGACCATATTAAAAATAAAGAATTATTTTATTTTGAAAAATTCCTAAAGAACTTTGAGTTTAAAAAAACTTTTGAAAAATATACACAATTTTTGAGTTTTTTAGCATACAAATATAATTTAGATTTTAATAAGTTAAGCAAAGATATGGAGGAATTCGTAGAAGAGGAAAAAGAAAATTTATTTTTAACTACATTAGATGATGAATATAAAACATTTATTGATGCTAAAGAAGAACTATTACAAAAAGAGTATAATGAATTGCATGAATTTCAAACAAATACAAGAGGCATTAAAGTTAGAGGTGTATTTGGTTCACAAGAAGAAGCAGAAATGAGGTGTAAGATGTTAAGAGAACAAGACCCAAATCACGATGTTTATGTTGGTGCGGTTGGTATGTGGATGCCTTTTCATCCAGAAGCATATAAAACAGGACGTGTAGAATATTTAGAAAAAGATTTAAATGAACTTATGAGTCATAAAAAGAAAAATGATGAAATTTCTAAAGAACAATTTAAAGAACGTGTAAAAGAAAGTAAAAAGAAAGCAATTCAAGAAAATATTGCTAAAGCTCAAAAAGAAGGTAATAAATTAATGCAAACTATTGATGAAGAAGGTAATTTAATAAATGCGGACAGAATGGATGTTCCTGGCAAAAATTTACTTTTTGGCAACAAAGAAGAGGATGATGTATCTACTGCTGATTTGCGCAAAGAATTATTTGAGGCCGAAGACGTTATTGTGGGAAGAAAGAAAGATGACGATCACGGATTAGGAGAACTATTAGAAAGACAAAAAGAACGTGCTAAAAAAATAGCAACATCAGAAACAACAAAAGGAGAAATGAGCAATTTAGAACTATTGGCTGATTGTGCTATAAAAGAAATTAAAGATTAAAACTTAAACATTAGTTATTTATATATTTTCTAAATTTATAATATTTATTGAAAAATATTATATTATATTATAATAATATGTTTGGCAAATACAAAAACAAATCTAGTAAAAAAAAAATACGTTCAAGAAAGTCAAGAAATAATAGAGGAGGTCTTGTATTTGTTGGTGGTGGAATAGGAGATGACTTTAGTGGTATTATAGATCGTGCAATTAAATCACATATAATGCACTTACCAGAGTGGTGGGACGAGGGTGAGGAAGACAAGAAATTATTAGACACTATTGTTACTACTCTTAATACGTTAAAACCTGCCGCTAAATTACAATTTTTAAATAATCGAGTATATTCTAGCATATTAGAAAAAGAAGCAGAATTTAAAACTTCTCCTATATTATATTCAATATATAATTTTGTAGTATTACGTATTGACAATAGTGGTGTCGAAGAAGCTGTGCTAAATATTAAAACACATCTATATGATTTAGTAACAGCACATATTAAAGAAGTTACATTAGGCACAATTAAAGCAGACCGCTTTATGTTCTATTGTAAAATGTTGACTAGTGTTCGTGATAGTCTTGAAGGAAATTTAATTGAAATTGTAAGAAAAAAACTTGAAGGTCCTGGTGTTAGTGACTACATGAGGTAGAATACAGCATTAATAATTTATAATATTTTTAATAAATATTATAAATAACTTTATTACCATTTTGTTTTGCGGACATTTATTTTAGGTCCTTTTTTCTTATCTCTTATATTTGGGTCATACATTTCTTCTTCATTATCAGAATCTAAATTTTTGCTAATTTCCCAAAATTCTTTTGAACCCAATTTGAATGCTTTATGATGGTCTGCTTTATACCAAAAAATTTGATCCTGTAATTTATTGGATTTAGCATTATTATTTATTACTAAACACTCAAAATTTTCCGTACATTGATCCATTACTTGACAAAAACTTTCGAAAGTTGGAAACATACCAGCATAATTCTCATAAATACGCCGCCTATTTGCTATATATGGTTCGCGTAAAATGAAAACATAATCAATATTTGTGCGCAAATTTGGAGGAATACCTAAAGGATATTGCATAGTGATTACTAACATTATTTTCCAATGACGTCCATTCATAAAAAGTAGACGCATCATTTTATCTTTAGTCCAACTACCATCATATAAACAATCATCTAATATAACAAACGCACGTGGGTCTATATTTGATTTTTTATAAACCTCTATTTCTTTTTTTACTTGCTTCAATACTGTTTTTTGCCTTTTTAAAATATTTTCTATAATAGCAGTATTATATTCATCGTGAATAAAAAGTTTTGGAACATGTTCGGCATAAAAACCATTACCAGCTTCAGTTCCACTAATAACAGTTCCAATCGGTATATCTTGATGATAATAAAGAAGATCTCTTACTAAATATGACTTGCCTGTATCACGACGACCTATTAAAACAATAACAGGACCTTTATTTTCATCGGGTCTAAAACTAATAGTTTTAATATCGAATTTTTTTAATTCTAATGTCATTATGTTTAATAATAATATTATATAATCCAAGATTTAACTAAATAATCTTAGATTTAAACATAATAATATTTAGTAATATTTAGTAATATTTAGTAATATTTAGTAATATTTAGTAATATTTAGTAATATTTAGTAATATTTAAAAAGATTAATTGTGTTATAAACAAGAAAAATAAGTATTTTTAATTTATTAAATGGAATTAAACTATAGAAAAAATAACAACAAACAACTATTTGAAACTATTTGCGACGACAAGTTTTTAGATATAACAAATATACAAAATTATTTTCCATTATACAATAACTATTTTGATTTAAATGTCAACAATTACAATACTATTAATCTAAATAACAGTTATAAATTAGAAACTATAACAAATAAAATTAATTACAATAAATTTATTGGTGAAATATGTGATATTTGTAATAACAAATTAAGCAAAGATATTTTTATTAAGTTTAGTCCATTAATAGATCCAGTTAAATATATGTTAGGAAAATATGATAATAGTTATAATATTTTAGAATTACCTAAATTTTATAGTAGTGACCATATAAATAGCAATAATGACTATCATAAAAAATATAAAAAAATATTAGACTCCAATAACTCAGCATACATTGATGGATTTTTCTCCTTTTTATCGAGTTGCTTATTAAACAACTATAGTTTTTATAATGGATTAAATTATTATGGTGCATTTTTAGGAATAAAAAATAATTTTAAAGTTAATATTTCCGAAGATTTAGAATTTTTAAATGAATCAGACCATTTCCATAAACATAGAAATAATCTATTTAAGATTGAAGCAAGTGAAAAAATGAAAAATATTTTTGGTAAAACTAATAAAAATAAAAAATCATTATTAATAAACAGTAATAGCAACACAGAATTAAATATTGAAGACCTAAATATTGAAGACCTAAATATTGAAGACTTAACTATCGAAGACTTAACTATTGAACAAACTTGTTTAAAAAATAAATCATTAAACCAAGAAGAATTGGAATTAACATATGAGAATTTAGATATTTTAGATAAATCTTCTATAAAATCAAGTAATCATAATACAAGCAAAAATGAAACAAGTAATTCAGAGTCTTGCTCTTCCAGGTCATCAAATACAGAATCATTAGATACAAATACAACTATGTCAGATGAAACAAGTAGTGAAGAAAGTTACGATGATGGCGAAGAAGTATTTTGTTCAATAGACAAATTTCCTGTTGAAATTATAGTATTGGAATGTTGCGAAGATACATTGGATTCTTATATTTCTAGTAAAAAAATTAAAGATGATGAATGGGAATCTATTGTTTTACAAATATTATTTACATTAATTACATATCAAAAAGTTTTTCATTTTACTCACAATGATTTACATACAAATAACATAGTTTATGTAGCAACCGAAAAGAAATATTTGTATTATAAATTTAACAATAGCCATTATAAAGTTCCTACATTTGGCAAAATATACAAAATAATTGATTTTGGAAGAGCTATTTATAGATTTAAAAATAAATTTATATGTAGTGACAGTTATTCGGAAGATGGAGATGCTGCTACACAATATAATTGTGAACCTTATTTAAATGAAAGTAAACCACGCTTAGACCCCAATTATAGTTTTGATTTATGTCGCCTAGGATGTAGTTTGTTTGATTATTTTATTGATGATTTAGATGATATTAAGAAATTAAAATCACCTATTAAAAAACTAATGATTGAATGGGTTTTCGATGATAAAAATAAAAATATATTGTATAAAAATGATGGTTCTGAGAGATACCCAGATTTCAAATTATATAAAATGATAGCGCGCAATGTTCATAAGCATACGCCACAAAATGTATTAAAAAAACCGCTATTTGAGAATTATATAATAGCCAAAAAGAAAATAAACAATCCAGAAGCAATATTTAATATTGATGAGATTCCAATTATGGCGTAATAAATTTTTATATTATATATTTTATAATAAATTACGAAATATATAATAGTTTATTAAAAATCTGGTTCATTTGTAAAAGCACTTAGTGATTCTTTTGAATTGCCTATTATTTCATTAATATTTAGTTGTTCTAAACCAAACATTGAAATCATACTACATAAAAATACTATTAAACTATCTTTTGTTATGTCCTTTAATGATATATCAACTTTAGTTATATATTTCATATCTATTATTTTATAAATCATAAATATAATACTAATTGCTATTGAGGGTAATATAAAATTCATTTATTATTATAAAATAAATGAATTTTTTATATATAACGAATTAACTTATTAAATTATTAAATTATTAATTTATAAACTTATTAGTTATTATAATTCTTCAATATCTAAATCTAAATCTGATTTTTCATCATCAGTACTTATTTCAGTTTTTAAATCTAAAATATCTAAATCTATTTCATCTGGGTCATTTTTTATATTTTTAATATTTAATTCACTTGCTGGAACTTTCATTTTATCTATTTTTAATTTATAATTATCTTCAGTATCATTATCTGACTCATTATTAGATTCACTATTTGTTTCATCATTAGATTCATCCTTATAAGTGGACTCTAATTTTGATACAAATGAAGTTATTTTTGAAGCACCATTATTTTTAACTATTTCTAAATTGTCTTCGTTTAAATCTTTTGTAGCATTTTTAAGTGCGTTCTTTAAATTTGTTTTGCTTTCTTCTTTTATTTTTTCGAGCGCATCTTTCTTAATTTTTTCCAATTCTTTTGCTTCCTTCAATTTATTGAGTTTTTCCAATGCTTCTTTATCTGTAACAATTTCTTTCTTTTCTTCCACCTCAACATCTGTCTCTTGTGTCTCATCTAAATACATTTGCAATATATGCTCAATAGGAATACTCTCTCTAATAGTATTTAAAATACACTCTTTAACTATTAATTCTAATTCTCTATTATTTTTTTGTATTTGTAGTGGTTTTATATTTAGTTCAAATAAATATATATTGACATATACTTTTCTGGCAACATTTATATATGTTTTATGTATAAATTTACCTAAATCAGGTATATCTATATTAATTTTCTTTTGTTTTAATCCTACGCGTGATGATGTTAATGATTTTAATTGAGTAATATGAACACACGATAATAAATCTTCTAAATAGTTACATGCGCTTGATGTAATTATTCTTTGTTTCTCATTTTCAACTATTTCAGAACTCCATTTTGGTATATTATTTAAAAAATTTTGAAATGTCATTAAATATTTGGAGTCTTCATCGTTTTCTTTACATACATTGTAGGCTTCTGAAAAAACAGATCTTAAACCTTCAATAATACAGGGTGCCAATGTATTAGTCAATCTAGCACACCACTCATTTTTCGATTCAATAATAGTTGATAATGTAAAATCATCCATATTTATAATTTAATCTTTATTTTTTAAATAAAAATTAAACTAAATTGTTTATTTAATTGTTTAATTAAATATTATTAAATAATGAA